GCAAAGCTGGCATGACGCAGCCCTCAAGCGGCTGTTAGGAGAATATGCGGCCCGGAAACGGGCCACCAAAAAGGAGGATAAAACCGCATGAGTGACCAGTTGGACAAGAAAAGCATCCTTGAGATGTCAATGGGTGCAATCCTGGAGCGCGTGGACTATGAGATGGGCAAGGTGATGGACAACATCCTGGACCCCAACACCAAGGCCACCGCCAAGCGCAAAATCTCCGTGACCCTGGAGCTTATCCCCAGCGCGGACCGCCGGACCATCACGGTGCAGAGCACGGCCAAGTGCTCCCTGACCCCGACGGACCCCGTGACCACGAGCCTCTACATCACCAACGCACCCAGCACCGGCGAGCTGCTGGTGGCCGAAATGGTGCCCCAGGTCCCCGGCCAGTTGGCCCTCGACGGTGAGGAGCAGGACCACCCCAAAATTTTGAAGTTCAAACGCCAGGCATAACGCCACGATCTGAAAGGAGTATTCATCATGCTGAAAGAATTTGCCCAGTACCTCGTGTCCCTCAAGGACAACAAGACCTACAACATCCACGGCGACACCTACTCTGACCACGACCTGGTCCGTATCAAGCCCCACATTGACCGCCCTGCCAACCTCTCCGTCTCCGGCCTGGACAGCATCGTGAAGCTGGTCCGCAACGAGCTTGATATGTTCGAGAACCTGCCCGTGTTCATCCGCGTGGACGATGCCCGCACGGTCTCCGTGTTCACCACCTACGACGACATGATGTGCCGCGACAGCCTCTATACCGCGAAATGCGACGTTCCGGGCTTCCGTGACGGCTTCCGGGAGTATGAGCAGGCCATCATTGAGCTGCGGAGCAAGTTCTCCCCCGGCCCCGGCGTGGACTACCTGCTGGACCTGCTCTCCCGCATGAGCAAGGACAGCGGTGTGACCACCCGCGACAACGGCGTGAGCCAGGAAGTGGAGGCCCGCCAGGGCGTCTCCCTCAAGGCGCTGGTGCAGGTCAAGCCCCGCGTGGCCCTGCGCCCCTTCCGCACCTTCCTGGAGGTGGAACAGCCGGTGAGCGAGTTCCTGCTGCGCCTGGACGATGACGGCAACGTGGGCCTGTTCGAGGCTGACGGCGGGATGTGGCAGCAGACGGCCAAGGCCAGCATCGCGGCCTACTTCGAGGACAAGCTGGCCCAGGAGGTTAAGAACGGCAAAATCGTCGTGATGATGTGATGCAGCCGCAGGTCATCATCTGCAAGGACCGGGCGGAATGGCTGGAGGCCCGCAAGGATGGGCTGGGGGCGTCTGACGCCGCCGCCCTCCTGGGCCTCTCCCCCTGGAAAACCAACGTACAGCTCTGGGAGGAGAAGTGCGGGCTGGTCATCCCGGAGGACATTGGGGACAAGCCCTATGTGCGCTACGGCAACGACGCGGAGCCGCTGCTGCGCTCCTTCTTCGCCCTGGACCACCCGGAATACCGGGTGAGCTTCACCCCCTACAAGATCATCAAACACCAGGACCTGCCCTTCATCACTTGCACCCCGGACGGGGAGCTGGAGGAAACCGCCACCGGGCGGCTGGGCGGCCTGGAGATCAAAACCACGGAAATCCTCTCCTCCACCGGCTGGGCCCATTGGAAGGGGCGCATCCCCACGGAGTATTACGCCCAGGTGTGCCAGCAGATGCTTGCCACCGGGTGGCAGTTCGTGGAACTGCTGGCCCAGATTAAATATACCACGGCGGAGGGCGAGGACCGGAAAGAGACCCGGCACTACAAAATCGAACGGGCGGATGCCGAGGACGACATCGCCATCATCCGGCGGGAGGCGGTCCCCTTCTGGCGCTGCGTGGAGCAGCGGCAGAAACCAAACCTCAAGCTCCCGCCTATCTGAACAGGAGGACAACATGAGCATGGAATTTGTGATGGGCAACAGCCTGGAGACTTTGCCCAAGACGATAGACTTCAACTTTGAGGAGCTGAAAGGCCAGCTTGCGGAGAGCCTGGCGCTGTACACCGGCCTGGTGGTAACAGAGGACGGCATCAAGGGTGCCAAGGAGGACCGCGCCAAGCTGAACAAGCTGCGGGAGGCCATGGAGAACAAGCGCAAGGAGGTCAAGCGCGAGTGCATGGCCCCGTACACCGACTTCGAGGCCAAGGTGAAGGAACTGGTGGGCCTTATTGACCAGCCCATCGCCGCCATCGACGCGCAGCTCAAGGAGTACGAGGAGAAGCGCCGGGCGGACAAGCGGGCCGCTATCCTGGAAATCTACGAGGAGACCGTGGGCGAGCTGCGGGCGCTGCTCCCCTTTGAGAAGCTGTGGCAGGACACCTGGTACAACACCAGCGTGACCATGAAGAAGGTCCGGGAGGCCATCGTCGCGGCGGAGGACAAGGCCGCGTCCGATCTGGAGGTCCTGGCTACCGTGGAGAGCGAGTTTGCCGAGGCCGTCAAGATCAAGTACCTGGAGCACCTGGACTTGAACGAGGCCCTGATGGAACGCTCCCGCCTCCAGGAGCGGGCCAAGCGCCTGCGGGAGTACGAGGCCCAGCGGACCGCCCAGGCCGCCAACCTGGCAGAGGAACAGCGCAAGGCAGAGGCGACGCGGGGTGCAGAGCAGACCCCGGACCCCGCTGCCAATGCGGCCCAGGCCGGGACCTGGGAACCCGGCGGTGGTGAGGCCGTGGAGGAGGCCATCTACCTGCTGCGCTTTGAGTGCCAGGTGACAAAGGACCAGGCGGCGGAGCTTTCCCGCTGGCTGAAAGAACGGAACATTTCGTATAGGAGGATTTAATCATGGCCGTGAACAATTCTTTGCAGAGCCGCAGCGGCGGCAAGCCCAAGTTCAGCGTGGCTATCCAGACGCCGATGTACCAGAAACTCGTGAACGACACCCTGGGAGACCCGGACCGCGCCCGGCGCTTCGTGGCTGCCATCAGCTCCGCCGTGGCCGTAAACCCGTCCCTCCAGGAGTGCGACGCCGGGACGGTGCTGACCGCCGCCCTGCTGGGCGAGAGCCTGAACCTGTCCCCCTCCCCGCAGCTCGGCCAGTATTACATGGTCCCCTACAAGGACAAGAAGCGCGGCACCGTGGCCCAGTTCCAGCTCGGCTACAAGGGCTACATCCAGCTTGCAGAGCGCAGCGGCCAATACCTGGACATCGACGCGTTCCCCGTGGTGGAGGGCGAGTACAGAGGCCGGGACCGCTTCACCCGCCGCCCCATCCTGGAGTTCCTGGAGGACGACGGAGACCGGGAGAGCCGCCCCGTGGTGGGCTACTACGCCTACTTCGAGCTGAACAACGGCTTCCGCAAGGTGCTGTACTGGAGCAAGGACAAGATGCTGGCCCACGCGGACCGCTACTCCCAGGCGTTCCACCTGGAGGCCCGCGAGGCCCAGGACCCCCGGTACAGCCGCGTGTCCTACGCCGACTTCGTGGCGGGCAATTACCCCAAAGGCGACGAGTGGAAGTATTCCTCCTTCTGGTACAAGGATTTCGACGGGATGGCCTGCAAGACGATGCTGCGCCAGCTTATCAGCAAGTGGGGCATCATGTCCATTGACCTCCAGAAAGCCCTTGCAAGCGACGAGGCGGCCATCGGCACCGACGGGAGCAAGAATTACCTGGATGCGCCCGAAAACGCGCCGGAGGCCCTTCCAGAGGCCAACCCGGAGACCGGGGAGGTCATTGAACCCAGCAGCAATACCGCGCCGGAGCTGCCCGACGGCATCTTCGAGGATGCAACGGGGCAGCAGGCGCTTGCGTAAGGAGGCATCCGTATGCCCAAGACCAACGAGAAAGACGCCTATTTCTTCTCCCACGACTGCAACGCCCGCAACGACCCCAAAATCCTGGCCCTCCGCTCCGTCTACGGGGCGGAGGGGTACGGGGTGTACTTCATGCTGGTGGAGATACTCCGGGAGCAGCCGGAGTACCGGCTGTCCGTGAACAAGTACATTTGGAATACGCTTGCTATGCAAATGCAGGTGGAAGCATCCCGTCTGGAGCAGATCATCACAGACTGCTGCACAGAGTTTGCAGAAAACGGCAACACGCTTTTGGTGAACGACGGCGAGTATCTTTACTCCGCTTCCCTTCTCCGACGCATGGGGAAGGTGGACGACATCTCCAACCTCCGCCGGGAGGCGGCGCAAAAACGCTGGAAAAATCAGCCTTGCAAGGCCGACGACGGCAGCGGAGCATCCACAAGTAATGCAAATGCAGAGCAAACCGATGCAAATAAAAGAAAAGCAAAGCAGAGTAAAGAAAAGCAAAGCAAAGCAGAGGAAAAGAAAGCAAAGGAAACTATCTTTGCGGACTTCGCCTCCGGCGACGCTGACCTGCTTTCCGCTCTGCAAGACTTCGAGGCGATGCGGAACAAGATCAAAAAGCCGATGACGGACCATGCCAAGAAGCGCCTGGTCACGGAACTGGAGAAGCTGGCCCCCGGAGACCGGGATGCTCAGATCGCCATTCTGCACCAGAGCGAGGACCACTGCTGGGCGGGCGTGTTCGCCCTCGATGGCGACAAGCCCTACCAGTCCAGCCGCAACGGCAGACCCCAGCAGGCCAGCACGGGCGAGAAGATGGACGCCCTGCGAGACCTGCACGACGAGTTCAGCGGCCTATGACCAGGGCGGAAGTGACGGAAATCTTCGCGGTGCTGATGATGGCCTATCCCAACGCGGAGATGTTCAAGGCCCCGGACAAGGACAGCCTAAAGGCAAAGCTGGCCCCGACCATCACGCTCTGGACCACCTGCCTGCGGGACATCGACTTCTGGGCGGCCCAGCAGGCAGTCATCCGGGTGTGCCAGACCTGCAAATTCCCTCCGACCATCGCGGAGATGCGGGAGGCGGCGGAGACCGTTCTGCACGAGGTCAGGTCGGAAATCAGCAACGCCTACCTGATGGCCCGCAGCGAGCTGCAACTGGCCCGGCTGGCTGGCCGGACGAAAGAGCAGGCGCTGGAGGGGATGCCCACCAGGACCCAGAAGGTCATCGAGGCCATGGGCGGCATCGACGCGTTCATGCCGCCGGACAAGAAATA